GTGTCCCGATCGGCGGCGCTTAAAAACTCGACGCTGCTCGACGAGGATCACGATCGAGATCGTGATCGAGAGCAGGGCGAGGATGATCGAGCAGATGATCAGGGCGAGCGGGTCTGTCGCGCTCACGAGTTCGTAGGTGTTCATGGTCTTATCCCTTCGGCTTGCATCCGACGATGCAGTGACGGTCATCGATCGCTTCATGTCCGCACGCGAGTGCCTCGCGCGCGATAACGCTAGATGATCTATGAGTGTTGAGAGGTTGGTTAGAGGGATTGGTTTGGGTCGCACCCATGCGACCCGGTCCCCCCGCACCCATGCGGGGGGGTGTGTGTGTGCTACCCCTTCGGCCTGGCTTATCCACAGGGTTACTAACAGGGTTATGCACAGGCTCGGCATCACTCGATTCACCCTCGGTCGAGGGGAGCTGATCGCCGAACGTCGGGAGGGCGACGGCCGAGCGTCTGACCGTGCGATGGTTCTTCGTCCGGTCGCAGTCGTCAGGGCAGGTGAGCAGGAAGTCGTAGCGGTTGGGACGCTTCCAGTCCTCCATATCCCAGGTCCCGCCTTGCTGGACGTGGCGACGGATCTCTCCCAGCTCGACGAGCTTCGTCACGCAACGTTGAGCCTGTGAGGCACCGACGCCCGCGTAACGCGCGAGGGTCGAGATCGCGGGCCATGATCCCCCGTCGCCGTCGTGGTTCGCGATGCCGAGTAGCACGAGCTTGGTTGAGCCCTTCGCCCTCGAATGATGCAGGGCAATCGCCATAGCCTCGAAGCTCACGATGCCGCCTTGTCATGCTTGACCTCGCACTGGGGGTCGCACGGCAGATGCGTTCCCAGCCCCAAGCGGCACTCAGGGCATCGGTGGCGGCATCCGGGGACACATGCGTGATGATCCTCCGTCTGCTCGCACTCACAGACGTAACCGTCTGCAAGGTGGATCGAGACGCCCAGCTCGGCCGCGTAGTTCGCGACGCGCTGCCGCCTCTCGTCGGTCAGGTTGCCTCGGCGGATCTCGTCGAGATCCATCACGAGGGCTGTCGCGATGAGTGTTCGCGTGTCGACTGTCATGTCCTGCTCCATCTCTTGAATGCTGCCTGTCGTGTCTTGCCCGTAGCGGATGCGATATCCGACCATGATCTCCCTCTCTCCCGCTGCCCGTCGATCGCCCCTTGGATCGCCTCGGCGAGTACGCCTTCGAGGGCGATCAGCTCGGCTAGCTCGATCTCGTCAGCCTCGGCCACGCGGCGTCCAGCGGCCCGGATGAATCGCCGAGCAGCGCCGAGATACTCTGACGTCTCGACGCTGCCACGGCGGCGGCTCACTGGTGCCCGCAGACGATCGCCGCGAAGTGCTCGTCATCTGCCGCGAGGCATTCGGTGGCCGACCACTGTGAGCCGACGAATGCCTCGACACCACTGTCGGCATGCACGAGATACCACGACCATGCGCCTTCGCTGCGCTGCTCGCGTCCGGCATACGTGCGTTCGATTCGGTACTCACCGGGAGCGATCCACCCGGAGGCGATCAGTCGTGCGATCAGCGCTCGGGCGACTCTGCCGTTTTGTTTGTTCGTCATAGCGTCAACCTTAGGTTTACGATCCCGTCTTGTCAACTCTTGGTTGACGGTTAATTGACGATGCCGCCCACCCCCGAGTGTCGGGGCGTGAGCGGCATCGAGAGGCCGTTAGCGGGTCGGATTGGCGAGGGCGGTCCCGAGCGCTGCTGCGCCCAAGAGGTTGCCCGCCGTCTCGATCGCCTGTGCGTACTCGGGGAAGTTCACGCCGACGGTCGGAGCGACCACGAGAGCCGCCAGGCCGACGATGTAGAGGACGCGCCTCGTCGCCAGGTTCAGGAACGGCTCGGGGGCAGGGTCGGCCGTCACGAACTCGCCGAGATAGCCTTCGCGGTACTCGGCGCGCGTGGGACTCGGTTCCATGCCGGCCTGAGACTGAGTGTCATCTGTCATGGTCTTGCCTCTTTTCTCTTCAGGGGTTGATTACATTCCAGCCGACGGCGACGATCGAGACGACAAGCGCACTGACTGACCACCACGGGGCGGACTTGGCGCGGATCTCCGATCGTAGGTCGCCTACCTCTCGGCCGAGGCCACCGAGTCGGGTGTTGACGTGGTCGTTACGCTGCGACCATTCCCGGTGACTGACCTTCGAGTCGTTCGACTCGTCGACTTTCTTCGCGAGATCCCGGATGTCTTCTCGGAGGAATGACACCTGAGTCGCGAGGATCTCGATCGACGTTTCCTCGGCCACGCTCACGACTCGTCGGCATCGACGACCTGAATCGTCAGCGTCGACGGCGTCATGCGAGCCGCCCCGGCGATGAAGGCGTCGAAGAGGCTCTTCGTCAGCTCGACGCTGTTCCCCGTCTTCCATTCCGTGCCGAGTGCGTTCGCGTAGGTCGACCCGGACTCGGTCCAGGGGACGGCGTAGGACGTGCCGGGGACGATGATCGCGCGACCGGCGATACGACCGCTCGAGTTCTTGTAGTGGATCTGCTTGATATCGTTCATTGTCTTTCCTTCGGGTAGGGGCGGGAGGGGTGATGGGGTCGAGGGGCGGATCTTGACGCGGGCGGGGTCGAACTCGAAGTGTGGCTTGTCCCAGTCGTATCGGCGATAGAAGCCGTAGGGCTCGGCGTGGTCGAGCATCTTCTGAATCGAGGACGTGTCGACCGCGATCCCGCCGTCGTAGACGTGCGTCGACTCGTACCAAGGCCGTTTCGGCTCGAAGAGGTAGGGCGGGCGGTTATACTTCCCGCCCTCGTCCCATCGTCGGATCAGCTCTTTCTGATCGGCCTCGGTGCGTCCTGCCGATTCGAGATCGATGACGCCGTGATGCAGCTCGAAGAGGTCGAGCTGCGCGGCCGCGTCGGCTCGAAGCCATGCGCCGGGGTGATTGGCGAGGGGGGTCAATTGACGTACCAGCTTCCGACGAGGGGGACGACGACACCCGAGCCGAGCGTGCCATACACGGTCCCGATCTGGTGCGATGTGCCGGTGAGCGTAAGGTTCGTGGGAGTCCCGTTCGACTGAACCACGGTCGAGATAAACGTCGTCCCGAGGTACGCCCCGGCGATGCGGAAGCCTTCGGGGATCGTGCAGAGGTTACCGATAGGACCGGCCGTCGTCGTGCGCGTGACCGCGCCCGCGAGGTCGACACGGTCGCCGACGCGGCGGACTCGGGGCGGGTGCCCCGGAGTGGCCGTCCATCCCGTAGGGATGGTCGTGATGAGTACCCAGCCGCTATCGGTCTGCTCTTCGATCGCCGCGATCTGTGCGTCGACGGCCACGAACGCGGACTCGACCGAGTCGCCGAGAAGGTTCATGAAGTCTTTACCCGGTGCCCCAGTTTCGAGGCCGGTGTACTGGTAAATGCCGTGCGGGGTAGTAGCCATTAGGCGGCCTTCCCTTCGAGTGCTTCGATTCGGGCTTCGAGCGAGGCGATCCGCGCGCTCTGCTCGTCGTGCAGCGCCTTCAGTACGGCCGCCTGGACGAGCGAGAGGGCGATAAAGTCGATCGACATGGGGATCGGCTGCCCGAAGGCGTCGAGAGCGAGCGTGTAGCCGTCCTCTTCCGTCTCATAGATGACGAATTTCTGAAGGTATTGGTCTTCGTGCAGCCACTCGGCGATGTGGCCGAAGCGCCACGTCTCGTCGGAGCGTGAGCCGTTCTGCGATCGCATCTTGAATCGGGCGAGCTTGGGGAAGACATCGCCCATGTCGAGGGGGTCGATCTCCGAGACAAACTTCTTGAATCGGAGGGACGAGGCGTTACGCGAGATCCGGCCGTCGCCGTTGATGTAGCAGACGTTGTAGCCCGACGTCGCGGCGAATGAGTTCGGGAGGTAGATCTGTCCCGTGACCGTGCCGACGTTGAAGCCGCTGCTCCCGGCGACCTGATCGACATACGACTTGGGGGCGAGGTGGTTCGCGGCGGTCGGGGTCGCCCCGGCGATGCGGCCGGACGAGTCGTAGCGTGGGACCTTGTTCGCGATCGACGCGCCGGACGTCGACACGAGCACGTCGGCGGCCGGTAGTGCACCGAGTGCGGCGAGTGCCCCGGTCGCCGAATCTGCGCCCGTGCCGCCGCGAAGGATCGAACGCTTTGCCGTGCGATCCTTCGCAACTTCGTCGAGGATCTCGTTATCGCGGACCCAGAGCTTGTTCGCGTCCTCGTTGCCTGTGTAGATCGTCATTCCCGCGGCGGCCGCGGCGTCTCCTGCTGCCATGTCACATATCTCCTGGGTTGAGTTGGTTGGTCGTACCGGGAAGCTGGTTCGTTTTGATCCCGACGGGGATCGCCCTCACGCTTCGACTGCTGATCTGTTCGAGGTCGTAGAGGTCCGCCCGCATGGTCCGAGCCGGATATGCGAAGACCACGCGGGCGACACGGCCGCTCTGCTGCGCGAGGGCGGCCGAGTTGAAGGTTACCCCCATGCCGGGGCGGGTGTTGTAGTTCGCGGCCGCGTCGACGGGGATCTCTCGACGGCGGAGCCGGAGGCGGGCCAGGACGACGGCTGCTGCGCCGGGGCCAGGGTAGGGGGTGTCCTCGTATACGAGACGGCTTGTCTTTCGAGGGCGTGGCGGACCCGCCACGTCGTATCGGATGACGGTCGCGCCCGCCGAGTTCGTCGACCGGTACTCGATGACGACACTGTCGAAGCCGCCATTCTCGCGGTCGAGCTTCGGTCGCGCGCCGCTCACGTCCGACGCGGTCGAGAGGGCGATCGACGCCTCGGCTACCTCGTCGGCGAGTACGAGTCGCCAGGTGCGATTCTCGGTCGCGTAGAGCCGAAGTCCTGCGAGCTGAAGCAGCGGGGTAAGGAAGTCACGGTAAGACTGACCGGGGGTGAGAATGGGCGCCGCTTCGAGGGCGCCGTCTGCCGTGCCCGGTTCGAGCGTGGCACCCACGCGGGCGATGATCGACGAGACGATCGCGCGGACACTCGTCGAGGCGAACGGCTCGGGGGTGGTCGAGACGAGGGCGGCATCCCAGAGCTTGATATCGTCCGTGGCGACTTCGACCGTGGTCGTGTGTGTTTCGAGGTCGAGTTCGACGTCGCGGATCGTGAGATCCGCCATGAGCTTTCGCGAGGGCATCGCCTCGCCGTTGAGGTGCTCACGGTAGCGATCGGCGATCGCCTCGGCCGTTCCCCCGACCCACGGCCCCGCCTGGATCTGCGCGGCGGTCTGAGGGGCGAGCTGCGCCGCGATCTCGTCGGCGGTCAGGCCGTCGTAGAAGCGCTGGATGATCGCGAGGCGGACGCGCGGCTCGGGGAGAGCGTCGGGGTCGAGGTCGGGGAAGAGTCCCGCGAGGACGATCGACCCCTGCCCGTAGGGGTTCCAGGTCCGGTCGAGGATGAGTTCGACGCGCTCGACGTCGGCGTCGCTTTCCCCGACGGTCGCCGTCGCGGTCTGGACATCGATCACAGCTCACGCACCTCTACCGTCAGGATCCATCGTGCCCGGTTCTCCGAGGCGCGATCGAGTGTCGCCGCGCCGGACTTGACACACGAGAACTCGATCGAGTCGGTGACGATGTCCAGGACGCGGCCGGAGCTTACGAGATCGAGCGCCGCCTGACCTTCGGCGCGGGTGAGGAAGAGGGCGGTGAGTTGCTGCGTCGGGGTCTTCGACGCGGCCAATGACACGTAGGGCTCGGGGGAGTCGATCGGTTCAATGAGCACGTTACCGGCCTCGCGCGTGCGATCCGAGTTCAGGATGAGAGCCGGGGTGATCGTCGTCGTCCCCGCCGTGATGGTTGCCATGCTGTCACCTTATCCCGTGTAGTCCTTGCCGCCCTGACGCACGAATGCGTCAATGCGGATGCGCTTGCCGTTATTGCGCTGAATGATCCGGTCGACCTGCGCCGAGGCGTTATCCCACGCTTCGACTCGGAGGGTAGCCTTCGTGCCGTCGACCTGCTTCGCCTTGTTCTCGACGGCGTCGAGGTTCTGGTAAGCCTTTCCCGTGACCGCGTCGACGACGACCTCGGTCCCGTCGGGGAGTGCGTAGATCTTGTTCCCGAGGTCGTCGACCTTGCCCGTGGCGACGCCGGTCGACACGGCGAGCTGCCCGAGCGACTCGGCGTAACTCTCGGCGCGGGCCTGGCCCTCTTCCATCTCGCCGGTGAGGGCCGACATGGTGTCGGCCCCTCGCGATACCTCGGCTTGGATATCGGCGAAACCCTGTGTCGTGCCGTCGGCATTGACGACGGTCGTTTCGAGAGCTTTGTTCAGCTTGTCTGTACGGTCGGCGAGGCTCTGCTGCGCGATCTCTAGTGCGGTCGCGTCGCCCGCCATAGCGTTGACCGCGACCGAGACGTCGACGCCCCAATCTTTGGCCGCCTGTGCCGCCTTGTCGTACTTCTCCTGATCGGTGTAGATGTCTTCCACGGCGGCGAGGCTTGCAAGTGCGCCCTTGATCTGACCGGCTGCTTCGATGTAGCGACCGGCCCATTCGCCGACGCGCTCCTTGCGTGCCTCTTCCTGCTCGGCGAGAGTCTGGAATGCGGCGATGAGAAGACCGATCCCGGCCGCCCCGGCTGCGAGGCCGATCGAGGTCGCGAGGCCGCCGAACGATCCGGCCAGACCGCCGAGGACGTCCTGCGCGATCTGGGGGAGGTCTTCGAGGTCGCCACGGAAAGACGAGAACGTCTCGCCGAGGTTCTGCTTCAGCTCGCCCGACACCTCTTCGCCCGTGTCGCCGAGCTTGCGGAAGCTCGTCTTGCCCTTGTCGCCGAGGTCGTCGACGTCGCGGGTCGTGTCGCGTGCGCGGCGGGAGAGATCCCGGAAGCTGTCTTCGAGCTTCTCGGTCGCCCGGTCCCCATCGCGGGCGACGTCGTCGAGAGAGTCGGCGACGTCGTCGAGGGACTCTTCGACGTTCTTCGTCCCTCGGATGAAGTCTCGCACGTTGGCGAGAAAGTCGATCTTGATCGGCATGGTTACCTCGGTGTGATCTCGGCCTCGGGGATCTCCCGGAGGTAGTCGATTATGGTCGTCACCCAGAGAGCGACGATCTTCGTCCCCGTCTCGGATGCGGCCGCCATAGCGACCATGCCGCGCGAGTGACGCTGCTGCCATTGACGGTTGACCCAGAGCGGGTAGGAAGTGCTGCCCCGGCGAGCCTGGACGATCTTGGGGTCGGCCCCGAACTCGGCGGCTTGCCACTCGTAGGACGGGACGAGGCCGCCAGATAGCGGCCTCGTCGACGTCGCGGCGAAGAGTGTCACGCCTCGGTCGGATGCCGTGGCACGGACACCCGCCCCGACGATCCGCCTCTCTAGGTTCGTATCGATCCGAGAGTTAACGGCGGCTCGCCAGAGCGGGTTCGCTGCGCCTCGCGCCTCGCGGTTCATCCCGAGGCGGATCGAGCGTTCGGCAGACCGTAGTGTCAGGATCGCTGCCTGAATCTCGGGGGACTTCCGAACGTCGATCGGCACGGCTGCCCCTACTCTCCGCCGGGGGTGACGACCGTGGGGACGGTCGAGGGGACCGCGACCGTGTGCTCGATGATCGCGCCGCCCCGGTTGGTGAGCAGCGGCGGCCGCATGAGCGTGATCTCAGCCGACACGGCGAAGGGGCCGCCGTACTCAGGCTCGTAGGTGAGGGTCGCTTTCTTGCCCTGGTGATCGTACATCACCCGGTAGAGAGAGCCGTCCGTGAGATCCTGCGCCACAGTGATGTTGCAGACCTGATCCTGATCGGCCACGTCGGTGATGACGTTGTCGTCGCCGCCTCGCCAGGTGACGGCCTGCTGCGACGACGGCCACTCGATCGCCGACGTGTGGCCCTGGAATTCGGCCTTGGGGACGTCTGCCCCGACCTCGACTTCGAGCTTCCATCGCTTCGGGATCTTCGCCTTGTTCGCGACTACAACCATGTTGCTATACCTCTTCCTGTGTGATAGTTCCGGTGAACCGGAGGGGGAACTGATAGGCGGGCTTCTGCTCGTCGTATGACGTGCGCTCGGCGGTCCCGTCCCAGACCGATTCGGCGAGCGGTTCGAAGATTCGGATGAGCTGCTCGGCCGCGTCTTCGAGCCGGTCTTCGATGACGTCGGCCCCTTCGCCTCGCGAGGCGTCGACGATCACCCAGACCGAGAGGTTGACTTCGACGGGGATCTCGACGCCGTCGGAGCTGAAGGGGGATGCGACGAGGCCGCGCTGCTCGACGACGATCGCGACGAGCTTCGTCGCGTCGGTGAAGCTGCGAAGGCGAAGGGGAACGTCGTGCACGTCCCACTCGTCGGGGGCTTCGGCGCGGATCTTGTCAGCGACCTCTGATCGTGTGCTCATGGCGTCAGCCGATCAGGGATCGGATCAGACCGCGATCGACGCCGGGGTCGTCGCCGTCGGGATCGGGGACAATCAGCTTGGCGCGGATCTGCTTAGACATGGGGTAGAGGCGGACGCCGTTCTGTTCGCCCGCCGTCCAGTCAGTCTGATCGGCCTGTGTGCTCTGCTGATTGGCGAGGGCTTGCATGGCGACGCCCTCGCGGAAGGATGCGGAGGGCGGGACGGCGGTGAGCAGCGAGAGGCCGACGGCGCGGAGGCACTCTTCGCGGGCGGTCGCGAGCTGCGCGTTCGTGGCCACGATGTTGTAGTCGGTGCGCGCTGCGTCCGAGTTCGGCCAGGTAAGATCCGGCATTCCGGCCCCTTCGTTTGTAGGTTCTCCCTCAGCCGGCGGCCGAGCTCGAGACTGGTTTGTTGACGATTCCCACAATGGGGAGGGTGGCACCACGGGCGGGCGCGGCTGGGTACGCCCGCCCGTGGTCGTTCTCAGGCGATCGTGCGACGGTGGATCGCGCGGGCGTCCTTCACGAGCAGACCGCCATACGAGAAGAACCCGATGTCGGTCGCCCGGTGCGCGATGTCGAGCGCCCGGAGCTTGATGTCCTTCTTCTCCTTGACGGTCGCGGCGCGCTTGTCGTAGCCGATCAGCGTACCGGCCGGAAGACCGAAGTCGATCTCCATCCGGAGGGCGGACGACACCTGTGCGGAGCCGTCGGAGAGATCCACGAAACCGAGCTGGTTCGCGATCCACGCCGGGAGCTGCGCGACCGTCAGCTCAGAGAAGTCGGTGAAGACGTCCTCCGAGAGCCACACCTGATCGAGCTTCGCGCCGATGCGCTTCAGGGCGAGCACGGTCCCCGTCAGCGCGCCGAGCACGGACGAGTCAATCACCGGGTCGGGGTCGGTTCCCGCATCCGCGCCGTCGGCCGTGGTCGGCTGCGTCGCGGCCGCGAGGACGAGAGCACGGATGCGTGCATCCGAGTCCTTGTCGTAGTCGAGCGCGATCAGGCGGAAGAGGGAGTCCACGAGATCCGGCGAGCCGAGGTCGAGAGGCATGTTGTCGACCTTCAGTCCCACGCCCCACTGATCGATGGGAGCCTCGACCTTGACAAGCTTGCGCGTGCCGGTCGGCACCTCGGCGAAGTTGCCCTCGTAGATCTCGGCGCGGGCCTCGACGTCGTCACCGGTTCCGGTGTACTCGTCGGAGCGCGCCCAGCGCCATCCCTCGATCTTGTCCGAGGTGAGAGCCGCTGCGCCGCCGAAGCTGTCGATCCACGGGCGACCCTCGGTGTTAGCCCCCCACAGCTCGCCCTCGAAGTCGGGGCGAAGGAAGGCGTTCGAGTCGTCGTCGATCTGCTCGACACCGACCTTGCCGAGTTCGGCGTTCACGTAGCGGACGAGGCCGTCACGGTCGCCCGCCTTGGCGAAGCGCGAGATCTCCCGCTTCAGCTCGGCGAAGCTCGTCGGCCGGTCGGCCGCGTAGGCGTTCTCGGTCGGCTGCGCGTTCGTGTTCTGGGGACCGGCTGCGTACTCGGCGGGGACGACCACGCCCGGAGCGGTCGGGATCTGCGACACGGCGGCCGCGACCGGTGCGGCGGGCGCGGCGATCTGGACGGGAGCCGCGCTTGCCTCGACGGCCGTCAGGGTGGAGAGAGCAGCGTCGCGCTGCTCGGCGGTGATCTGACCGGCCGCGAATGCTGCCTCGATCTGCTCACGGTTCACGGGTGCTTCCTTTCGTTTGTGCGCGAGGTGCGCTGCTACTTCCTCGACCTGTGCGTCTTGGAAAGCGGGGATGCCGCAGAGGGACGTCTCGAAGAGTTCCAATGCGGTGAAGTGGAGGACGTCGTTCTCGTCCCAGAAATAGCCGCCCGCCTTCGCGGCCGCGCCGATCGAGAGGCCGTTCTTCAGCTTCAGGGTCGCCGTTTCGAGGGCCGCGTCGCCGAGTCCGTCACGGTCCTCGGGGACGTGGAACGTCGCGCGGGCTTCGGTCGGGGTGATGTCGAGAGCGGTCATGTAACCGCGCACGTCCGAGTGATTGTGATCGACGAGCAGCTTCACCCGGTCGAGCGGGTCGCGGACTTCCACGAACGCGCCCGGCTCGATGATCCGGCCGTCCGAGGACTCGACGCCGAAGACCGTGATCAGGCCGGTGATCGTGCGCTTCGCCGGGTCGACGGATGCGTCGGCGGCGAAGATCTCGACCGGCATGGGGGCCATGCCGAGGCGGATACCGGGGAGTGAGTTCAGACGCCGACGGTACTCGGCGTGTGTGATCTTGCCCGCCCGGAAGTCGGCGAGGATCTGCGTCCGGTTCATGCTGCGTTCCCTTCGGAGGTTCCGAGTTTGAGCGACTGTCGCTCCTGTGCTTCGATCCACGCCTGATCGATGAATCCCTTATCCATGCCGATCGCGTAAGTCTCGAAGCGGGTCTTCATGTCGGCGCGGGTGAGTTCTTCGAGGTCGAAGCCGGTCTTCCATCCGAGCGGGGTCGCGTCGGGCATGGAGAGCCTAGCAGCGATCGGCGTCAGATATGTGGAGAGGTAGAGGTCGATCAGCTCCCACGCGCGAGAGCTACGGTTCGAGTAGTTCAGCGACGACCCTTCGAGCGCGACGTCGAGCGCCCATGCGGGCGCGCCGACGTGGCGGGCGAGTTCGAGATCCATCTGCTTACGACCCTGGATGAGAAGCTGTCCTTCTCCCAGCTCGACGGCAGTCGCCTTGATGCCCTTGCCGACGTAGCCCGCGCCGTAGGTCTTACGCGCCTTCATCCAATCTTCGAGCAGCGCGCGGATCTGCGGGCCTTCGAGGGTCGGCCCATTCTCATTCGAGAGGACGAGCGAGGGGACCGGGTTGCCCTCGGCGAGCGATGCGGCCGCGTTCAGGATGAGCGCCCGCTTGATCGTGCCGTGCGCTTCCTTCAGAAGACCGCCGTCGGGTGAGTCGAATTGCAGGACGTCGCGCGTCCGGTAGCGAGCCGACGGGTCGGTGTCGGAGATCTTCTCGCCCCACGCGCCGACGAGGCGGCCCTCCGTGTCGATCTCGGCATCCTTGCGGGCGAGCAGCTTCACGCCGCCCCGAGCGGGCCAGCCTGCCGAGTCGCGACGCTGGACGATCCACCATGTGCGCGGGTGGAAGAGAAGCGCGTCGATCGTCCAGGTGAGAGTTGTCGCGAGAGGCACGCCCTCTTCCGGCTGTTCGAGGTAGGGCATGGTGAACGGGGCGGGCTGGTTGCCCTTCCGGTTCACGAGCGAGAGCTGCGCCACGTTGGTCACGAGCACGCGACGGCCCTTCGCGATCGGCGAGAGATCCATCGCCTTATCGCGGGAGACGTGCAGGTCGAGATCGTCGGCGAGGCCGAGAAGACCTTGGACGACACCGAGGTGTGAGCTATCCGCCCACGGTGAAGCGGGGTAAAGACCGAAGCTCGCGCCGATCCTCTGGATGATTCCTGCCATGCCTGTCACCTTCCATTACTGACTGTGGAGATACGCCGCACATTCTCGGCGTGTCGTGATATTCGGTTATGAGACTGAGTGTCAGGCCGGCGTGGGACTGAGTGTCACGACATGTAGCCGGTGACGAGGGGCTGCGCCTCTTCGGTGTGGTCCCAGAGCCACAGGGCGGCGGCCGAGGCGATCACCGCACACGCCTGTGGTCCGGTCGCCTCGGCGCGGCTGAAGCGCGTCATCTCGCCACGGCGGACGAGGACTGAGTGAGCGATGCCCGCTCGGAGCGTCTTCGACCCGTCGTGCACTAGCTCGCCGTGATCGCGCGCCGAGGTGATCCACGTATCGCACGCGACGCCGAAGTCTTTCGGTCCGAGCGTCTCGACGGCCTCGGCCCCGAGGCGAAGGCGAAGCCGGTCGGAGATCCGTCGTGTCGGTCCGCCGTCGTCGGCCCCGAAGGCGCGTGGGTTCCACTCGTCATGGATGCGGACGAGTAGATCTTCCATCCACTGTGTACCGGGCGCGGCGTGCAGGATGCGGGTATGGGGGACGCCGTCGACGCGCCACGAGGCGAGGATCGCGCCCATGTCGTTATCGGGTGCGACCTCCCACGAGACGGCGATCTCGGAGCGGAGAGCGCCGATCGTGGAGTTACCCATCGCGTCCCACGCTTCGACGGGGATCAGGGGTTCGCTCGTCTCGGTCCAGACGTTGCAGAAAGCGCGGAGCCACGTCGCACGCGACACGCCCTCGCCGTTCTCGCCGCCGCCCGTGGCAATCGCGAGAAGGTCGTCGACGGTCTGTGTGTGTCCCACGGCGGGGTGGAAGCGAGCGATCGCGGCGGGGTCGTAGGGGTCGTCACCGGGGCGTAGCGACGCCTCGAAGTAGGCGAGCTTGGGGTACGGGACGGCCTTCCCCTCGGCGCGGGCGATCTCATTCTTCCGGCCGCGCTCGACCCATTTCTTCATGAAGACAGACTCGGCGGTCCCGGCCGTCGACATGAGCCACACTTGCCGCTTACCGGCGAGGGTGATCTGCGCGGGGATGATCGCGCCTTCGAGCAGCGCGTCGCCGAGCAGCTCGTCGAATTCCCATATCTCATCCATGCCGACGAGGGGGGGAGTCTCGCCGTGCAGGGCGGACTCGACCGGGGCGAAGATCTTATTCTGCGAGCCGGTAGGCCAGATGAGAGCCTCGTCACCGGCCGAGCGGCGGCGGAGGACGCGAGACTTCAGGGCGGACCCGTCGATCAGGTTGTAGAGATCGTTGAAGCGGGCGCGTGCGGCCTGGCCTGTCTGTGCGGTGTAGAAGGTCTTGCAGCTCGGGAGGGTCAGAGCGCGATGGATCTGGACGGGGCCGAAGAGGGTCGTCTTCCCCGACTGTCGCGGGACGGTCACGAGGATGATCTCGTAGACGAGATTCCCGAAGCTGTCGACCTCCCCGGCGACGTCCCACACCTCCCGCTGCCAGGGCATACCGGGACGGTGGATCGCCTCGGCGATGACGGCGATCCCGGTCCCGTGCGTCTGCCGGTCATGGTTGCGCGGCGTCGCATACGTGAAGCCCTCCCACAGTGAATCTGTGGAGGGCTTGACGTCTTCGAGCTGCGCGAGAGTCACAGTGTCGGCGGTCCCGACTTGGGGAGGGACTCTTCGAGTCGCTTCATGATGTCGACAAACTCGTCGGCGGTCTGCTCGGGGGCGAGGCCGAGAAGGGTCTTCATGATGTCGTGAGCCTGGCCTGTCGCGTGCGCTACGGCGTAGCCCTTGCGCTCATTGTCGATAATGGTCCCGAGGCGGAGCAGGTTCGCGGCGAGCCCTTCGTGGATCGCGGTGAGCACGCCCTGAGAGCGGAGCTGCTCGACGGCCTTCGCGTAGGCGTCATGCACGGCTGTCGTCGACGGCGGCCGAGGGACGTCGAAGAGGGCATCCGCGAACGCGGCCGCCTGATCGTCGCTCATCGCTTCGCCGCCCCGGAGTCGCCCGCCCCGCCACGCGGACCGATGAGCGGCGGCGGCACCGTGACGCGCTTGCGCGCCTCGTGGCGGCGGCTGCGCGTGGCACCCATCGAGACGAGGCACGCGGCCACGCCGAGGCCGAAGCCGGGGAGCATCCAAATCAGGTGAAGCATGACATTCCGTTCTCGATGGGTATCTCGACTGATCGTAGCGGCTTCGCCTGTCGCGAGTAGTTACACCCGCGATGCGAGGGACCGAGGTTGGCTAGATCATAGACCGCCCCGCCCTGTGATCGCGGTATGACGTGGTCGGCCGAGTTCGAGCCGGGTATGCCGCAATTGATGCAGATGTCGCCGTACTCGGCGAGGGTCCGCTGTACGTACTCGATCGCCTTCCGGCCGCCCCACTTCTCGACGGGCGCGTCGGGGTCGCGCCACGACCCCGGCCCATGCCGAAGTGTGATCGTCCCCGACGCGCTCATCGTCAGTCCCTCTCGTCGTTATGGAACGGCGTGCCGTTCACGTCGGTGTGCCAGTCGCCGTCGTGGCCCGCTTCCTGCGAGCACGGCACGCCCTTGTAGGTGGCGGGGCAGGGTTCGGGCGTCTCGACGGGGTCGCTCACTTCTCGCCCTCCGTCTCGACCGGGTCGCCGATCTGTCGACCCTTCGGCGCGAGACTCTTCGTCGTCTCGATCTGCGCGTGCGTCGGGAGAAGCAGCGAGGGGTCACACGGCTTGACCTCGGCGAGCAGCTCGTCGAGCTTGTCGTGATCGCGCATCGCGCCCATGACGACCACCTTCCCGGTCATGCCTCGCGCGGCCTGGGGGCTGCGCGGGGTGACGATCGCGGCCGCGTTCGGATACCGGGCCTCGCCCGCTTCCTTCGTCTCGGCGATGATGATCAGCTTGACACTCATGGCTTGACTTCCTTTCTTTGGTGTGACTTGCGTCGAGCGTATCGGATCAGCTCGGATATGCCGGTGAGGGCGAGGATCACGGCGAGGTAGAGGGCGACCCCTCCCAGCTCGGAGAGCGCGTTCACCATATGCCGATCTCCCCGGCTGCGCGGCGGGCCTCGCGGGCAAGCAGCTCGACCTCGCGGCGGACCCTCTGGGGGCCGTTGCCGATCATGGGACCGAGCAGCATACGGCGCATGTTCTCGTCATTGTCGACCGGGTCGAGGTGCTGGACGTTGACGCAAAAGCGGCCGACACATTCGAGCGAGTGATCGAGGAAGGGGCGGTCCTCTGGGATCTCCCCATGCTTCCAGAGCCACGCGATGCGGTGAGCGCGGACGACCCGCTTCCGCTGCCGGTCCCGAGGGAGGGCGAACGTCCCATAGCCCTCGTCGCTGAGTGCGCCGGTCCAGACGTGGCAGTCGGTCCCCTCGAAGCCGAGGTCGACATACGACCAGAATCGGGCGACGACGTCCTCGCGGTCGCGGAGGGCCAGGACGCGCTGCGTGACCTCCGGCTTCACGACGGCCGTCCAGCGCTGCGCGGCCGTCATCGCCGCCTCGCCGCTGCGCGCGTGAGGTACTCATCCACGGCGGCGGCCGCCCGTAGGAAGCGACGAGAGCCTTCGAGCTGCTGCCGCACGAGGTCGGCCGCTTCGACGATGCCGCGCACCTGAGAGACATCGGGGGTGAGGGTGAGGTCGTCGAGCACGAACGCGTAACGTTCGAGCGCGCGGGATAGGTCGTAGCAGCGACGCGCGCCGATCGGGTCAATGCCTCGGATCAGCTCGGCCTCGTGCCTGAAGCTACCGGAGAGCACGGCGGCCTCGGCGGCGAGGGCGGTCCGGTCGAGCCGCTCGGCTGTGGTCATGGCTTCCCACGTCCCGCCGCTCATTCTTCGCCCCATGTTCGCGGCTGTCCCGCATCGCGGCCGCCAGGTCGCCGGTCGACCCATGTCGGCTTACAGTCGCATTCCTGACCGAACCCGCTCGCGCAATCCTCGGCGTGCATCCATGCGGCGGCCGGGACATCGTCGGCTGGGGTCTTACCCGAGGCGTGGAGTAGGAAGAGCTGGTTCGCGTCGAGTGCATGGATCTCGTCAGTCTCGATTGTCCGAGGATCGATCGAGTAACCGGCGATTTTCCCCGCTTCCGTCAGTTTCGGTTTTTGTCTGGACGAGTCGGGGAGAGAAGGAAGC